CACAGCACCACTAAACGTACCCGTCGTCGCCGCCAGCGCAGCGTTTGCGTCATGTTCAAGGCGCGGGTTGATAGTCGCCTCACCACGGTAGATGACATACACATTATTGGTGCCGGACGGCGGTGCCTCGTCAAACGTCAGGGTTGTGCCAGATGCGGTGTAGGACTTGCCAGACCCCGGCTCCTGCTGGACGTTGTTGACAAATACCTCTAGGTCTTCACCGACATTGACGGACCGAGTCAGCGTAAATGCAGTGGTCGAGCCATTGCCGCTGAAGCTCTGACTCGTCGCTTGGTTTACTATCGCTGTGTTTGGTGCCTTGCCGATGTACGCCATTACTGTGCAATCTCCGTAATAGACATTGTGGTAGGCCCCCATTGTCCAAGACTACTGGACCCTGCGTTACTAAACCTTGAGTACATCAGCTTAAACACTTGCGCGTTTGTACTTGCAGCGTCGTAAAGAAGAGAACGCTGCATCGTGAAATGGTGGTTACGGCTAGCGGCATCGCTACGATAAACGAACACGAACGTATCTTTGCCGGTGCTACCTTCGGTGTTGGTGAGATTTGAGCCATTAGCTGACCCAGTAAATAGGGAAACATCATCTCGCCTAACGCCAAGCCAAGTGCCAAGGTTGTCGCCTGTCATTTTCATGTCTGCGCCAACAGTAATCAGCAGCTTGCTGTCCGAAAACTTAGGCGTGAATGTAATCCGGCACTCTGTTACTTCAACATGTGTACTGCCGTCTGAAAATACCCCAGAACTCAAATCGTATCCGGTTGTGCGCTTGGCCTCAACGTGCTGAACAACATGCCCTGCCATCTTAGCATTACCCGCAGAGTTGAGGGTGATGTTAGTGGTCCCGCCGTTATCCTGTATCGTGTCTACCTTGATGATTCCGGTCATTGTCTAGCCCACCAAATATCCGCCGAAGTAACAACCTTGGTTGTTATGGAGACCAATCTCTGTGTAAAGGTCTATGTAACTTCCTGAATTAACAAGCACTGTTGCCATTATTGATATGGGAGGCCCAAAGACACCGGCGGAAGCAATATCACTTGTATAGTTACGAATATACATTGTGCTATTTCCCGGCCAGCCAGTATTAGACCCATCAATTCTCAAATATACTGAACCCGAAGATGTGTTTTGCGCGTCAAGAAATGAATGGAAGTGAAAATGATAAACTCCCGTCACCGGTACATCGAAACGATTGTTACTTAAACTAAAGTTATTACCTTGGTTTAAAAATGTTTCATTAAAAGGTACAACCGCGTTTGGTGTGTTGCTTGTCATACCAGTTTGACCAACCATAAACGCAGGCTTGGTTGGCTGAAACACACGACCAGACGAGTCGATGGTCATCGCGTCGGTGCCATTCGTATGCTGTATTGTCTGTACGCCGATTTCAGATGCCATTACTGTGCAATCTCCGTCAAGATGACCGTTGAGCAAGTGGTGGACTCGTGAACATTGTTGTTGTCCCCGTAGTTCCCGTCGCGGTTAATGTATGCGGTGCCGTTGCTCTCCTCTTGGCCTACCAGCTTGTAGGTAAGCTGACTTGTGGAGCTAGGAGTATCCATAACAACGATTGATGTACCCTGCCCGTGGTTCTGGTCAGTTGTTATTTTGAACAGACGATGAGTAGAACGCGGCCTGTTGCCGTTGGCATTGCCAATACCGATTTCTGTTGCTCCGCGACTAGCAAAAAGCGCGTAAGTGTTTCCCGTGTAAAAAGAAAAGATTCCTATGTGGAACTCCACCTTGATAATTGAGTCGGCATAAAGAGGTGTAATCACATGCGAAAGACCAGTGTCCTGTTTAGTGCCACTGTTACTAATAGTAATGGCATCCTTGTACTCACGGTACTGCACCTGAACTACATGGCCCGGAATTTTAACGCCATGCCCGGAGGTTTTTTCAACCACATCATCGACAAGCAGCTTACTAGACAATGGTCAGCACTCCGTTAATCGTAATCGTCGCGGACACGGTAATCGGGCCAAAGCACCCAGCGTTCTCTGTCGATGCAATCGTCAGGTCGCTAGTGATGCTGGTGGCGTTAGTGCGAAACGGGTTTGCCGCCGTGCTGGCCTGCATGTCCTCGTTCTTGACCGTAGCGTCTGTAAGCTGGTTTGTTGATACAGTAGATAGCGCCATCAGGTAATCTCCAGTACCGACAGGGTTACATCAGCAGCGGACGCCTGACTTGCAGTAATCCGCAAAACATCACTTGCGTTCATCACAATCTTCTGGTCGCCACCCGCCGCAACAAGCGACGAGCCAACAGGCACGATGGCCGACTTGACGATGTGGACGTTGTCGCCATCGTTGTTGATAAGCTGAACATTGACTGTGAT